CCTGAAGCTGCTGCAATCGGCGAAGTGTAGAAACTGACGCGTCAAGCCCCTCCTCAAGCAATACGTTCTTGAGCCGCGCTATCTCACGTTCTTTATGTTCCGCCCACTCAAACTGATCGGAGCGCTCTTTGAACCAGTCTGTTGTGTACGTGCGCTCTTTCTCCACGGCCTCTGCCTTTGCAACGGCGACAACCTCGATACCTTCCAGTTCTCGGATCTTCGCTTCCCGTTCCGTCTCTCCCAGAAGGCTTATGTCAAAGATCTGCTGAGCGGTGATTCCAGATAGCGCCACGGCCCGCGCCTGTGCGTTGTCCATGCCCAGCGTCAGGCGCGCCTCTGAAGCCGCGATCAACTGCTCTCGCGTGAGTGCCGCGGCTATGTCGGCTTTGATGGCACCTTCCTTTGTGGCCTGGACTTGCCGGTTGATGTAGTCCGTGCGCTGCGCCAGATCCATCTCTTTCATGGCTTCGTTGCTCAGCACTATGCCTTTCTCTCGCAGCTTGGTGATGTACTTGTTTTGCATCTCGAAGGAATCGGCAAGGACTTCTGCACTGCGCTTATGGGCTTTGTTGGTCTCGTAAATTGCCTTCGCGCTTTGATACAGCTCGTATGTGGTGAAGCCGATAACTGAGGCCGCAATAGTGAACGCGCCAGCGGCGGCCATCGCTCCAGCAACGGTCACGCCGGCAAGCATTGCGCCGACGCCTGTTGCAGCGACGCCTGTTGCTGTGGTGGTTGCTGTGAGCGCGGCAAAACTTGTGCCTGTTGCGGCTACGGCGGTTGTCGTGGCAGCAGCGGCGGCAGTAGTGGTTGCGGCGGCGGTTGTGGCGGCGGCGCCCACAGCCGTCCAGCCTGTGGCCAGGCCGACAAGCCACCCCACAACCTTCAAACCCGCTAGGCCTTTCCAGACGGCGAAAAGAGTACTAGACGTTTTCAGTATGAGCCCGAGCGGCAAGGCCAACAACATGAGCCCCACAGCGATCTTCGTGATGGCTCCCCCGACCGGGGTCTTCACAAACCACCCAAATAGATTCACTATGGGCCTGAGCCATTCGATTGTGGTCTTTAGAATAGGCAGGAGCAATGCGCCCATGTCGATGGCCAGGCGTCGGATCGTTGCTTGCATCTGGTCGTATGCCAGCTTCGGGTTTTCCTTCTTGAACTTCTCCCACTCAACCATCATGTCGGCCTGTGCTGTCCCCATTCCTTCGACCGCCTGCTTGAACTTGGCGGCTCCGCCTTCGCTGGCCTGCGAAAGCATTATATTGAGACCCTCGACCGATCCGAACATGGCCGCCATCATGGTTAGTTGATCTTCACTTACGCTTTCGAGCCCTTTGTAAGTGTCCTTCAGGCCGGAGAGCTCTTTCTTGAATTCCTTTGTCCCGCCCTCAGCTTCCTCCATCGCCGCGATCTGCTCTTTCATCTTGTCACGCTGCTCTACGAGTGCTGGGCCTTGCTCTTGGATCTTCTCAGTTAGCTCCGCGACGAACCCACCCAGTCCTTTCGCCTTTAGCCCGCTGGCGGAGAAATCAAACCCCATGGCCTTCGACAACGCCGTCGCTTCCTTCGTCGGCTTCAGGATGGACGTAATGGCAGCCTTGAGTCCGGAGATGGCCTCACTCGTCTTGATGCCCTGACTTGTGGAGGTGGCGATGGAGGCAAATAGCTCCTCCATGGAGATACCGGCTTGAGATGCGATTGGGGCCACGCGGCCCATCACAGATCCAAGCTCACCGATTGTGGTCTTGCCCAGCTTAACAGCCTTCGTGGCCAGCCCCATTATGTTGCTGAACTTCTCTTGATCGTTGGCCCCTGCCACCGCAGCGCGCCCGTATGCATTCAGTAGACTTGTTCCAAGATCCAGAGCGTCCCCGGTCTTGCCGACACCGACCGCTGCCGCAATTGCGCTCTCTTCAAGGATTCCCAGCGCGTCGGCTTCTGATATGCCGGCAGAGAGCGCCTGATACATATCGTTCGTAGCTTGGACAGCATCTTGCCCCATGGCCTCGGAATAGTCGAGCACTCCTTCCGTGAGTGCCTCCATATTCTCGACGCCTAGCGTGCCAATGTTGCGCATGCCTGCATCAAAAGTGATGTTCGCTTTTATCACAAGACCGACCGCCGCCGCCGTTGCGGCCCCCACGGCAAGCATGCCTGTGCTGATCGTGCTCGATACGTTGCCAAAGGACTTCTTAGCGCTGGACTGAATGTCGCGGAATTCGCCCTTGACTTTGCTTATGCCCTTCGACGAATACAGGAGCCTCAGTTTCGCCAGGTCTGTTTCTGCTGCCATTGTCGCTCCTGTCTACACTGGCCCGCTGCGTCCGCCACGGCCCATGATTGCGCCGACGGGCATAACGCGTGCCTTCCCAAGTATCCGCCTATTCGCCGCCTGCATGCGCTCCCTCGCCATCGCATCTAAGACCATCCACACTTGTTCCCATCGCAGCTCGGCGGGAACCGCGAATGCCTTGACACCAACAGCCTCGCCGACGGTTCGGAAGATTCCTAGGAGCGCTAAGCCTTCGCCGCGTTTTGGACTGCGCCCGCCATCTCGGCTTGTGCGCCCAGGAACTTTGCGGCGATGGCGTTTTCTTCGGCTAAAGGGTTAGAGAACATCCTGAGCCGCGTAAAGGCGTGAATCATCTGGTTGTCCGTAGTGGATACCTTCAGAGCTTCTGTCTGCTCTTCGGTGAATTTGTCCGGGAAGAAAGCAAGGACCGTTTCAAACACCTTGTCAAGATACGCTCTGCGCTTCGTCTGCCAGTCCTTGCGGGCTTCCTTGAATGTTTCGTGCGCGGTGTCTGCGTCCCGCTGCGTTATAGGCCGCTCCGTGTCTGCCGCGAAGCGACGCACCAAAAGAAGCAGCGCTTCATCCGTTGTGTCTGGGTTTTGGAGTGCGGCGCGCAAATCATCGTCCACGAAAGCAGGGATACTCCCGTGCGTGGGGGTCGCGCCTTCAGCTCTCAGCGCCTTGCTTTCAAGCGACAATTCGGCGAGGGCTTCGTCCGCCGTTTGTGCCGCCTGCCTCTTGATGCGTGCCAGCTCACCGCGTAGTGACTGGTACAGCGCGGAGGCGCGCTGCATCGTCTCCATGCTCTCGTTGAGAGGGTCTTGGAGGTCTACCACTTCCTCTGCCTTTCGCATCCACTCGTCTGCGCTGGCAATGGTGAGGAGAGGCGCCTCGTGGCGCGTGCCTTCGGAATCGGTGAATAGATGAACCGAGCGATTCATCATTACGTCTTCGTCCGTTCGCTCAAAAACCTTCAACTCTGACGCTTGCATAATTGGTTCCCTTCGGTTGTGTTTCGGGCCTCTCAATTCGTGTAAGGCTACGCGCCCCAGAAGTGACGCTTCGCCACAAAGTGGACACCGCCCACAATTACATCGAACGTGTCGAAGATGATCTCCGGCTCAACGATGTCGGTGTTGATGTACATCTCCTCGGATTCGATATTCGGGGAGACTTTCATGACCTCTAGGATGCCGACATCCGTCTCGATGGCCAGCGCCACATACGATGCCTCCACTCCCCGCGCCCGCAATGTTTGTACGTGCGCTGTTAGATCGAAATGGGGCTGCATGAAAGCAAGGTCATCCTCGCCCGTGTCGTAGAACGACATGACAAGGTTCTGGAGGGCTGCATGCAGGATGTGACGTTCGCGGGGGCGTGCGTCGCCGATCCCCATGATGTCGCGAACCGCGCCGCCCATTGCGGCCTTGACTCCCTTTTCCAGGTCTATGCCCGGCACGTCCGTCCAGGTGGCGCCGCCCGCCGTGCCCGGTGTCGTTTCTACCGGGACGGCGGTACCAGCGCCGCCCGTAAGTGACGCAGGATCCGTGGTCATGATCGCGACGTTTTGGTAGCCGAGATCGCGAATGAACGTGCATACGAACGGGCCACCCGCTGCGCCTGTGACACTGATATTGCCTTCGCCGATGCTGGACAGCGCTTCGAGCGCCGCCTCGACGGTTTCGCCGAGTGCGTCAAATGCGATGGCTGCGCTGGTCGCTCCGCCGAAGGTGGCGGTGAAGGTTCCGCCTGTGGCGTCCACCGTGACGGTCTGAATTTCATTTACAGGGGTTACAGACGCAGGCCATGTCTGGGGGGCGCTTGCCGCGATTGATGGCAAGGCGGCGTTCACCGCTGCGTATTTGACTGCTACTACATTGCTGATGGCCATTTTCTTCTCCTAATCGGGGGGGTTGATTACTGCGTCTGAGTACAGCAGTACAAAGGGCCTGACGCCTGACGGCGTCTTGATAAGGCTCCCGCTATTCACACCAGGCGTTGCGCCCAATAATGCGCCCGACGCCACTCGTTCGTTTGTTGCGATTCTAAGTTGTCTGCGTGCCGCAAGCGAGACCGATACGGCATCGCCTTCATCATCCGAGCCACCATAGCACCTAAGCTGCGCCCGGACTTTTGATACCGATGATCCGCCTAAAGACATGTCCGAGTCGATGACAATCACTACGGCGGCGGCGGCATGGTCGTAGCCTGTCGGAAGATCCGTTGTGTATACCCTCGCGCCAACGAGCGGGTATAGAAGCGATGCAACGGATACGTTCGTGGTTTCGAGTTGCAGGAACTCTGAGAGGACAAGCGCGGCATCTGCTTCTATTCCTAGATCTCTCATCTGAAAATCCCGCGTGCGTGAGTGACGGCGATCCCGCGCACCTTCTGGGCTACTGTCATGGCAGCCGGAAACAGAAACGGGCGGATCGCCTCTTGCCATTGAGCGTACGTGGCGGATGATACGACTGCCGCATCAAACCCTATAGGAAGCCTTGAGCCGTCCAGTATTGCACGGGTCGCGCCGAGCATATCGCCGGTCACCACCTGACCGCGATTGTCCCCGTCTTTATGCTGGAACGGAGTGTTGATGTTGACTTTTGCCTGG